TTTCTTGTCGAAGAGGTGCTGGGCCGTCCTCATGCTCACCAGGGGATTCTCGTTGTCCGTATATGTAGTCGAGAGCATCTCGTAGATGTTGCCGTTTTGCCAGTCCCCGATGAAATGCCTGGCGAAAAATCCGGCGTAGCAGTTGCCGATATGCCTGCCGATCACATAGGGTGTGCCCACCCATGTCGAGCGTTCGTGCCACATCTGGGTGGATGCGTCGTAGACCCATGTCGCGTTCCCGGTGGGAAAGGTGATCACGTAGAAAGTATGGCCCTCGCCGCTGTAGCAGTAGCCAAAGGCGTCAGCGCCGTCATTGGCCATCACGTACTGCTGCATCTGGTACGTGACGGCGGGAGTGCTGATGATCTGCGGCACGTAGCCGGACACCTCGACAACGCCGACAAACTCCCCCATGTCGTTGTTCCGCTGCATGGCGAGGAAGAAAAACGAGTTGTCGCCGCGGGCAACGGAGGCAGGCGCCGGCGTCCCGTAGTCGATCACCGCTCCCGATATCCTGCTGAAAGGGAACCCTACGTCGGTGGCCGTTCCTGCATCGTACCAGACTTCCGACGTATGCTGCTTGATGATCCAGAGCTGCTGGTGGATGTTGATCACGGCCTGGACCAGGTCAGGGGCTGCGCCTATGGGGGACGTGGCCAGGGCGTTCCAAGTCGTGCCGTCGTAGAGATTCGACGCGGACGCCGACATGCTGTTTGCATTGCCGATGACGAAATAGCCGTCGATGTAGGTGACCGTCCCTGAGCCGGCCATAGGCCACCCGCCCCCGGAGATCGTGGTGAATGCGCCCGTCGAGGCATTATAGATGTAGCCGTTTACCCCATCCACGATGATTAGTTGGTTGCCGCCCACACCCGAAGCGGCCAAACCGTTGTCTTCCATGGCCACCAGGCCCGTCGACGTCGCCAGCGTACCCAGCGCGGCCGAGACCGATCCCGCGATAGTGACGGAATAGAGTTTGTTCCCTGCCACCACATACATGAGGGCGCCGAAGACGTGCATGCCCCTCACCGGAGATGTGGGGAACTGCGCCAAAAGCACCGTCCCGGGCGTGCCGATGAGGGCCATCACCGACTTGGAATCGGCAGGGTTCATCTCGGGATAGAAGTTGACAGATCTCGACGCATCTATGTTCGATGAACGGCTGTTGTAGGTTGGCCCGACGAACGGGATGTTCATGCGCTGCGCTCTTCCGCCTCTTTTTCCGCCTTCTTTCTGGCAATCATCTCTTTTCTATTCGTTTTCATGTGCTTCAACTGCTCTTCCATCTCGGCGATCTTCGCGTCGAGGGCGGCAATCTCGTTCATCTCGACAGGGGTCTTGCTCCAGCCTTGATCGAGATAGGCCGTCAATTCCTCTTCGGTATTGACCACGATGGGCTTTTTGATGTAGTGGTAGATCATCCTCGGGAAATCCTGGTACACCACCGGCTCGTCAGGCCCCATCTTTACTTGTGAATAGGTCTTTTCAATCGCTGCAATCGGCATGCTATCCTCCTCGATTCTCCTATTTACTTTTTATGGAGCCTACGTCATCGGCCTTCGGCAGGCTCGTCAGGTACGTGTGATAGTTGCCCCGGTACGTCTTGATCCCTACATGCTCGAAATCGATGTTGGGCACTACCCACACCTCCCCGCCGATCTTTTGCCAGAGGTCGCAGAACCCGAAGTCGTCGCCGTACCATCTGCCGATCTTCTTTACCGGGTCATAGTCCCTGACGCCGCAGCCAAAGAGATCATAGGTGAAACGACCGGTATTGCCGTCGAGGAACCTGAGTTCCGGGTAGGCTTCCATCATCTTCTCGATGACGTGCCGCTTGATCTTCATGAAGCCTGTCGGCAGCCCGTTGCCCAAGAGAAGCCCGTCCCTGACTATCGGATAGCCCTCCGGCGTGGTTTTCAGCACAATAGGCCAATCGTTGCCGTCTTCATTCTTCTTCGGATAGACCCCGGCAACAACGTCCACATCGCACTCCAGAAGCCCCTTGAACGCCTCCGGCCTGAAGCCCACATCCGCATCGAGAAATACGATCTCCGTGAACTCTGTTTTCGCGATGAACCTGGAGACGAGATGATTCCGCGCCATGCTCACGTATGGGCATTTCGTTTCCCATTCGAATTCATAGCTGATCCGGTTCATCCAGAATATCTGCTGCGCCATGAGCAGCGACGCCTCAGCCGCGACGCACCTCGTGCCTCCGTATGCCGGCAGCCCGACGAAGACCTTTCTTGCGGGCGCTTCCGGCGCGGCCGCTAAGGTTGGGGGGACACCCCTCTCGCAGTTTTGGTTTTCGGAGGAGTGTCCCCCCTCCATATTGCCTTTCTTGCCTCTGAACATTCTGAATGCCTTGTTCATCCCTGGACCCGCCTCTGTAGGTGTGGAATAGGGGCAGGCGTTTCACCTGCCCCTTTGTGCTTTTTGTTACCCGCCCTTGTTAAGCCCGATCGTGTACAGGAGCTGAGCCTGCTCATTGGTCTGGTCGATGGTCTGATTGAGCGCGAAGCTTGCCCAGTCCGCAATCCAGCCCAGTGCTGCCGGCGCCACGTCCTGAAAGTTCGTGATGTAGTAGTACTCGGCGGGCGGGGTAATGGCCCCTGAATTGTTGTTCTGATACGTGATGCCAAGGCTCCCGGCCGCCGTCACCCTGGCGCCCACGACTTCGAGGTACGCCGTCATGCTCGGCTTCGTCACCTTGACCGTTGATGCCACTGAGTTGGTGAAGACCAGCCCTGTCACGGTAAAGGTCTGCTCTGCCGTGGTGTTTGCGGCGACCGACTGAGGGGTGAGAAGCTGGATGTAGTTCTTTGCCGGGGCCACCGGGGCCATCCGGAGGATCGGCACCGTATAGACTTCCGATCCGGCCGGGGTAGCCGCTGCCCCTGTCGGATTCACAAGGGCAACGTTTATTGCATTGCTGCCACAATAGCCACCAACGGGAGCCATGCCAGCGGTTGTTGTAGGCTTGACCGGCACACCCGGTATATCTGTCGCCAGCACCCCGCTCGCCGTGACCGTTATCTCCGTCACGGTCTGAGAGGTGGCCGTTGCGCTCGTGCTGGTGATGGTGACGCCCACTTCAGACCACGGCGAGATCGCGGGGATATCGTTAATGGCAACAACCAGATACGTCTCGCTCGCGGTCGGCTGGATCGCCGTGCCGGTGTAGTTGATATAGGTGATGCCGATCTGGTTGTTTGCGACCACCCTCACGTTGCCGATGCCGAGACCTGCCTGCTGCGCGTTCTTGTTGACCATGCAGACCTGCCCGAGCCCGACAATGACGCCGTCCAGGAGCGTGGCGGTGGGTGGATAGACGGCACTGTAATGTTGACCCATATTGGTCATTTTGATGCCGATGACCTGCCCTGCATTCGAAGCGCCGGCCACACCGAGGATGGCGACAGCCGAAGCACCGGAGCCTGCAGGCCACGGACCCAGTTGAAGCTGTGACCCGCTCGTCGGCGCCGGGTCTATCCCGAGGCCGGTAAATGTGCCGCTTTCGAAGTCGTTCGATGGCGCACCCGTTGAGATGACGACGGTCGGAGCCACCTGGTAGCCGGAGCCGCCGCTGGTGATGGGAATGGCGGTGATCTGCCCGGCGCTGTTGACAACCGGCGTGCCGAGGACCGCCGCCGTATTGGGCGCAAGGTTGAAGATCTGCTCGACCTGCGTGTTGGCGGCAACCGATGCCGGGGAAAGGGTGATTGAAAGGGGGTTCATGCCCCGGAGCGCCACGACGTTGTAAGGGTCTGAGGCGGTCGGGGTGATCGTGGAGCCGGTGTTGTTGGTGAAGTTGATCCCGAGAGACCCCGCGCCGGCTACCCTGACGCCCGCGATGCCGAGCCCGGCGCTGAAAGTGCCGTTTGACTTGTTAACGGAGAAGACGAAATCTCCTGAGTTAAGACCTGTCACGGGGATGGTCGATTCCCCCGCCGTGTTGGCGGCAATCGTTGTGGGCGACAGCGCGCCCGTGGTCTTCATGGTGATGACCTGGCCCATGCCCCCATCTGCCTTCACGATCTGCTGCAGGGGGCTCCCGCGCTGCGCAATCGGTACTGCGTTGTAGAATGACGCCCGGTCGAGTGGTCCCTGACCAAGTATCGTTCCGTCCGGGTTGAGATCAGATAGTTGTTTGCTCATGGCTTTCCTCCTTAACCTGTGATCCGGCAAGCGAGTTCCGGCCGGAGCGTTGCCCATCCGCCGAGTACGTCGATGCGGCATGGGAACTGTGCGTTGTTAATGTCATAGGCCCTGACGATCAGCATGCTGACGCCGTCATAGGTCTCACGGGCCGCAAAATCGACGCCCTTCGGCATTTCCAGGTCAGCCGTAGCCAGGGTAAAAGCGTCACGATGATACGCGACGTTCATCGGGAACGAAGTGCTGGCTGCGCCGCTCTGCATCGCAAGCTGCGCACCTCCCGCGGGAGCCGCCGTGACTGTCCCGTTTGGCACCTGGGCGCCGACAGGGATGATCGAGGGCGAGATAGGAATGGTGATGTTTCCGTTCCCATCCGAGTTGCAGTTCGCCGTGACGACGAATGGCTGGAGATAGCCGATGTTGGACTGGTTTTCCGGGTTGACGCCATACACCCCGGCGATGGTAATGATCTCGCCTGCCAGCAGGATCCCGGTCTGACTCGCCGTCCATCCTGTCGTTGCCAGGGTCGCACCGGTCTGGCCTGCCGTCGTTGTATAGGGCGTGGCTGAGGCGCTCCTCGATCCCACTTGCAGCAAGTTGACGTTCTGATCCATGGCGAACTCGAAACCAAGAGCAGTACCAATGACGCCCTTCCTGTACTGCTTGGCGATCTCCCCCTGATCCTGGAAGAGCGCTTTCAGGCCGGCCACGGAGACAGCCATTGCGCCGGGGTTGATGACGACGCGCCTGTTCTCGTCTCTCGGGGCTGCCATGTTATCCATCATCATGCCCGCGTTCAGGAAGATATCCGGCGCGTTAAAATTCAGAATGTTGTTTGCAAACGGCGCGCTGCCTGTCGTCCCCGGCGTGGTGCCCGGCGTGCCCACCTGGTTGTAGATGTTCGCCGCCTGACCGAGACCATCCTGGTCTATCTGAGACGCAAGGCGGGCCATAGCGGGGGTAAGGACGCGCTTCGAGAAGTCATCCAGGGAAAGCGTCAGCTCTGCCTGGGTGAAATTGAGACCCACCTGATAGTTCGTGGTGAGGCTCACGGGCACCGTCTGCTCGTTCGTGTTCTGGGCTTGGAGGACCGTTGTTTTTGCCACGTAGTACTGGTTCGGCAGCCTCACGTTGATCGTGGAGCCGACCTTTGCGCCCGAGATGGCGAATTCAGAGCTGTACTGCTTGTTGACGTTTTTGACAAACACAAGGTTGTTGTGGAGCACCCGGAGGGCCTCCCGCAACACCTGCGTCGGGGTGAGTAATTTATTTGCCATAGCCTGTTACTCCTTGAGTTTAAAGGTTCAACTCTCAAGGGTTCCGCGCCCTTCTATTCGGTATCCATTGCCAATGGGGTTCCCGAATTCCCCTTACGGGTGGCAGGCTATGCCTGATTTACTGCGTGCGGGTGACGAGTCCGCTGTACGTCCAACACGATTGGGGGGACACCCCTCTCGCGGTTTTTGATTGTCGGAGGAGTGTCCCCCCTCCTTTACCGCTACCGGCCCACGGGACCTTTCTTGCTGCCTCCGGACGGCCTGATCTTTGCCGTGGAGTGCGTCGCGTACTCGGTCTTGCTGCCGAAAGACTTCTTCTCCGGCACATGACCCTTCTTCTTCGTTTCCTTCTTTTCCTTCTTCACTGTGATCACCTCCCCGTTATGGTTTCCCGTACTGCGCGATATTTCTCCTTCTTATCACCTCTTCAATGGACAGCTTGTCGTCATCATCGCTCGGGGCGGCGCCCTTCGTTCCGCCTACGGGTCGCACCGGTTCCGGGGCCTGAGAGACGGTCACAGGGGCGGGTGGAGATGCAGGCGGCGTTGCTTTGGCGGCTCTGGCCGCCTCTACAATCGCTCCTTCAATCCGGCCCATCTCCCGCGCTGCCATGAGAGGATGCAACCGGGCGATCCGGTCCGCTTCTTTCCGGTTGTTTGCAAGGTATCTCACGAGGGCCGGACCCTGGTCGCTCTCTTTGATCGCCAGGCTCATGACCTG